ATGCAGATCATGACGAAAGAAGGACGCTTGGCGCAGGCATTATCTTTGCGGCGCGCCGGGTATAGTTACCAAGACATTGCAACAGAATTGCGGATAACGGAGCGGCAGGCACAGCGATGGGTACTGCGGGCGCTTCGGTTGATTTTGCGCGAGACGGCGGAGCAGGTACAGGCCTTAGACCTGCATCGCCTGGACGTTCTGATTCGTGCCTTGTGGGAGCCTGCGCTCCGCGAAGTTGAGCAAGGGGAATACGCGAAGTTTGATCGCGTGGTGCGGTTGGTGGAGTTGCGGTTGCGATGGGCCGGCACTCGCGGGCAGGTTGGCGGAATGGAGGGGGTGACCATTGTCATCAACAAAAGCACGGGCACGACGGATTGTCCTTCCAGCGGGGGGGTGGAAGCCCTCCCCGCACCAACTGGCGGTATGGAGGGATCTTGAGCGGGAGGTGCCGAATGTGCTGCTAGTGGCGCATCGGCGATGGGGGAAAGATGAGGTCGGGTTAGCGGATTGTGCGGTTCGGGCGGCGCAGGTGCCGGGCAATTACTACTATTGCCTGCCTGAGCAGGAGCATGCGCGGCGGGCGATTTGGTCGTCGATCAATCCCAGGACTGGTCGTCGTCGAATAGACGAGCATTTCCCGGAAGGATTTCGGATTGGGACATTCAAAGAGCAGGAAATGGCGATTGAAGTACATGCGATGGGCGGGAAGAGGTCGCGTGTACAGTTTTTAGGGTCTGACAATTACGATGCCATTGTCGGCGGCTCTCCGCGCGGAGTGTATTTTTCGGAGTGGGCATTGGCTGATCCGCAGGCTGTCGCGATGTTGCGGCCGATCGTGGAGGAAAATGGGGGATTCTTTCGGTTTTTCACGACGCCGAGGGGGCGGCACAATCATGTCTATCGGCAGATGGAGGCGCAGCGGGGAAAGCCGGGATGGGCGGTGCACTATGCCACGGCAGAAGAGACGAGCGTCTTCACCCCCGAGCAGCTACGGACAGTGCAGCAGGAATACATTGACCTCTATGGGGCGGAAGTGGGCGCGGCGCTGTATCGACAGGAGTATCTCTGTAGCTTTGAAGATGTCACACCGGGGAGTTTTTATGGAGATTTGCTCCAGGAGTTGGAGAAGAAGGGGAGAGTGGGCGAAGTCGAAGCATGGCCGGAAGAGCCGGTCTATGCGGCATGCGACTTAGGATACTCCGATGCAACAGCAATCTGGTATGCCCAGATCGGGGAAGAGAATATCCGGTTAATTGCCTACGATGAATTTCGGAAAATGGATGTGCCGTCGATTGTGCGGGCGATGCGGGCGCATCCCTGGAATTATGGAGGAGTGTTATTGCCACATGATGCCGTGCAGCATGAACTGACGTCTGGCGAGACAGTGGAGTCGATGTTAACGCGCCATGGGTTTACTTGCTACACACAGCGTCGACCAACGGAGGAGCACATTCAGGTTGCGAGTGTGCGGCAGATGTTGCCACGGTGTCGGTTTGCGGCGGACGCGTGCGAGCGTGGCTTGACGTGTCTGAAAGCTTATCATGCATCATATCGAGAGACGCATGACGTGTGGTCGGTTAAGGCGGTGCATGATTGGAGCAGTCATGCGGCAAAGGCATTTGCGGTGCTGGCGTTTTTTGCGCCGGCCTTAACGCCGGCGAAAAGTCGGCAGCGTACGATCGTAGAGGGAGGGGCATGGGACGCGATTTGTTTGGACCGCCCGAAAAAGGCGACGCTCTACGGGTGGATGAAATAATCGAGACGGCACGTGCCCGATATCGGGAGGCGGTGGAGGGACACCGGCGTGACTGGGAGGAGTGGACGCGGGTGCAGGAGTTTTTAGCTGGGCGGCAATGGCCTGAAGCGGTCGTGCGCGAGCGTGGGGACCGTCCGGCATTGGTCTTGGACCATTTGAATCAGTATGTGCGGCATGTCGTCAACAGTGGCTTGCTGCACATGCGGGACATTCGGGTCTTGGCGATGGATGGAGAGGCGGATGAGGTTGTGGCGGATGTGGTGGCCGGGTTGATTCGGCAGATCGGGCAAACCTCGAGCGCGAGGGTGGCGTACGAGACAGGGTTGCGGCATGCCTGTCAGTTGGGGTGCGGGTATTGGCGGGTCGTCGTACAACCGATTAGGACGACGGGGTTATGGGAGTGTGCGGTGCGGCGGATTCGAGATCCGCGCATGGTCGTGATGGATCCCAATGCAGAGTATCCGGATGGGCGTGACGCGGCATACATGTTTGTGGTGACACAGATGTCTCGGGCGGCGTTTCGCGAACAGTATCCGAACGTGGAGAGCGTGACGCCATGGGAGCATCCTGTCTATCAGGACAGCATGTCTGTCGCGGAGTATTACTGGCGGACGGAGGACGGCACTGTCCGCTGGGCGATTTGCACGGGGGACACCGTCATTCAGTCGGGGCGCCAGATCGGCGAGGTGATGCCGATTATCCGTGTTGTCGGGGAGGAGTACGAAGAGCGGGGGCAGATTCGGTATCGCGGGATGATCAGCACGTCAGCCATGGATGCGCAGCGGGCCTATAATTATGCGGCGTCGGCGTTTATTGAGGCTGTGGCTCTTGCGCCGTTAGCGCCATTTGTGGCAGCGGAGGGGCAGGTCGAGTCGTACTTACGCGAGTGGGCCGATGCGCATCGTGTGCCGCGTGCCGTGTTGCGGTATACGCCGAAAACGATCAGCGGGCAGCAAGTGCCGCCTCCGCAACGAGCGCCGTTGCCGGGGATTCCCGAAGGCTGGCAGGCAGTGATGCAGAATTTAATTGCCGACACGCAAATGATTATGGGGTTGGCACAGCCATCCGTCTTAGGGACTGGCGGGGCGCCGGTGCAATCAGGGGCGGGGATTGTCGCGCAGCAAGAGCCTGGGGCGGTAAACACCTATCATTACATCGAGCACTGGTTTCAGGCGATTGAGCAGACCGGGCGGGCGATTTTGTCCATGATTCCGCATGTCTATACGACACCGCAAGTCATACGCATTGTTGGGGATGATGGGATTGGGCGCATGGTGTGGATTGATCCGACGGCGGCGCAGGCGGTGGCAGAGCGTGTTGACGCCTATCGGCGCGTCTTGATGCCGGCGTACAATCCGGCGATTGGGCGGTATGACGTGATGATGAGCACGGGGCCAACATCGGTGACAAAGCGGCAGGAGGCCAATCGTGCCATGCAGACGATCGTCAATGCCTATCCGGACATTATGAAGATCGCGGGGGATTTGGTGGTTGGCACAATGGACGTACCGGGAGCCGACGTACTGGCCAAGCGGTTGCGCGCCATGTTGCCGAAAGGCCTTGAGGACGGATCAGGCATTCAAGAACTCAACGATCAGTTGGCGCAACTGACAGTGGAGCGGGACAATCTACAAAAATTGTTGTTGGCGGAGCGCGAAAAGGCGCAGGCGCGTCTGATCGAAGTGCAGCTAAAGGCGGAGCAAGAGCTTGCCAAGCAGCGGATCGAAACGGAGCGTCGCTTGGCCGAGCAAGCTGTGCAGCACGAACATGAGATGCGGCTGGCTGTTCTGAAGGTGCAAATGGAGCAGGAAAAAAGTGAGCAACAAGCCGCAACCAAACTGGCGGTGGCGGCTATCAAACAGGGGGGAGTATGAAGATATACTTCGGGGTCGCAATGTGGAGTTTGTTGGCAATATCTGTACTGGCGCAAACCGTTGCAGTACCCCTGGCGGCGGTGAATGTTACCACGACGCCAACGTTGGTGGCGCCGGCGAATGACGCACGGTACGCATTGTCTTGTACTGTCACGGGGGGGTCTGTCCGATGGGGGAATGATCGACTGTTAACAGACTCTTCGTCTGGACAGTTAATTCAGGTGAACAGCGCCATTGAAATCCTGTCACGTGGACCTGTGTATATGGTAGCGACATCGACGACGGCCACAGTCTCCTGCACGGAGGAGTTACGATGATACATCTTAGTGTGTACTGCTTAGTCTTATTCCTACTCGTCCACCCTGTATATGCGGCTCGCATAAGCGGCGGAGGAGGAGGAGGTGGTGGTGCTAACGTCAGCATCAACGGTGTGCCGGAGGCGAACCCGAATTTCTCGACCGGGCGGGACATTCGGATTACCAATTCATCCGGAGTCGTAACGGCTTCTCCGGCCTACTATCTTGATGTTCGCGATTTCGGCGCTGTCTGTGACGGGGTCACAAATGACGCCGCGTCTATCCAGGCGGCATTAACGGCGGTCTCGAACGGCGGGACGGTCGTTGTGGACGGTGCTAACGGATTGTGTGCGATCGGGGCGCCGGGTATTCGATTGACCGGCAAAACCGATGTGACTGTGGAGGGGCGCAACGGCGGCGGATTTGTGGCGATGGCCTCCCTTGAGACTGGAGGACAAACGCACAGCCTTGCTCCGACCAGATATTTGTGGGTCATTGACGCAGGTGTACGGATTACGGTGCGGGCATTACGGTTCCAGGATGCGGCAACACCGGTGCAAGCAGGCTTCCTGTTCGCACAATGCACAGAGTGTGTGATCGAGCGCAACATGTTGATAGGAGGCGGTTCCGGGAATGCTGGTAATGTCAGCGCACAAATAGTGCTGAGGGGCGGCATCCGCAACATCGTGCAGCAGAATCGGTTTCGGGACTCAAATACCGGTACCGGCGACAACGCGCGGTGTCTGTGGCTGGGGGACAATGTGGCGGTTGCGCGCATCGAGCAAGATGACATCGTTCGCGACAACATTGTGACCGGCTGTCGAGCATCCGCGATCACCTACAACGGCACGGGCGGGTTGTTGGAGGGGAATATCGTGGAGACCGTGGGGAACGGATCAGGATTCTCGATCGCCAGCTATGTCGGGACAGAGCAGGTCCATAACCAAGAACTCAAGATTGTGGGGAATACCGTTCTGAGTGCGGCATACCATGGTATTCAACTGTATGCATCGAGCCTCACCAATAACGGCCGTAATCAGCGATTGACGATTGCCAACAACATCATTCGCCAAGCGAATGGAGCGGGAATTTACCTACTTAACACAACGCATGCGACTGTGACTGGCAATGTTATTGCAGACGTGGCGAACACATCGTCAGATGCCGGCATTTTCGTGTTAGGCTCATCAAGCGATCTCGTACTGGCACACAATGTGCTCGCGGGACAGGCGCCTGACGTCAACAGTACGTTTCGGTATGGCATCCGCATCATACCTAGTGACGCTGTTACGTGCGAGCGAATTGTCATTCAGGGGAATTCGATTACGCATGCCCAGTATATGGGCATCGAAGTGGCTTCAGGACCAACAGGCACGGTGCGCAATGTGCAGATCCTGGACAATAATATCCATAACACATGGAATACTAGCTTCGGGCACGGAATTCAAATCACCGGCGATGCCGGCGCATCGGAAACGATTACCGACGTGATGATCGCCGGGAATACGATCACATCGTCTACTGGGTTCGACATCCGACTGCACGCGACACTAGATACGGCCACTGCACGCATTTATGTCGATCCCTTCACGAATCGGTTCACCACTGCCCAGAACGTGGGGTATACCGGCGTTGCTGTGTTGGCGGACGGAACGGCGACCCCCTCAGTACGATATGGCACGCAATGGCGCGTTTCCAGTGCCTTGCCGCGCACGATTACTGCCTTGACAAACGGACGCCCGGGGCAGTTTCTGTACCTGCTGTTCGACGATGCCAACACAACGATCCAGCACGGATCGACCATTCAGCTAGCTGGTGCGGCCAGCTATACTGCGCAGGCCAATGATATTTTGGTGCTCACGCTTGACGGAACCGTCTGGCGTGAGGTGACGCGATCACGTGTGGGGGGCGGCGGTGGGGGTGGCATTGGAGGCTCGACCGGCTCGACGGATCGCGCGGTCATTCTGGCGAACGGAACCGGCGGGTCGACGATTCAGGGGTCGCTCTGTACCGTCTCGACGACCGGGCAGATGAATTGTCCTGATGGATTTGTCTCCGGCGATACCGGCATCGGGATAGTGACGTTGCGCGAAGGGGCAGCTCCTGGTCCGCCGGCGGGCGCGGGGCAACATCGACTGTATTTCGACCAGGCCGATTCTGCGCTCAAAAGTCATGAACAAGGCGGGTCGATCGTCAGGTATCACAGTAACGCCACGGACCTGCCGTTCGAACAATGGCTAGAGGTGGCGGCTTGCCAAAACAACGTCGCGCAAGCCATTGTTGACCTGCCGACCGCGAATGCGCCGACGGTTGCGTGCAATCTTTCCGGCGGACGCGGCCATCTCAATTTCGATCCGGATAGCGACCAAGTCTTTAACTGGCGGTATCGGTTGCCGTCAGGCTATACAGGCTTGACGTTGATCTTTCGGTATCGTATCACATCGAGCGACGATACGACATTCGTGCGATGGTGTGCGCAACTGGCCAGCGTAGGGTACGGGGAGGCCAGCGATCCGGCGTTACCGGCCCGCGGGACGAGCAATTGTATTACCGGTCCGGTTTACAATACCGCGAATCGAGAGGTAGAGGTCATGTTATCGCAACCGACCTGTACCGCATGCGCAGAAGGGCGCGTTGTATACGGACAGATCGGGCGACATGGCACGGATGCGTCGGACACTGCGACCGGGACGGCGCAGTTGATTGGCATGACGGTTGTTGTCACGCGGAGGCTATAATGCGCATTCTCTGTGCCATTATAGTCTGTGTCTGTCTGGCTAGCCCTGCGTATGCTACGAGCTTCCGCGGGGCCGTTCATCTCGACGTTCCGGGGACAGATGCATTTTGTACTGTCACTCCGCCGACAGGTACGACCGCGGGAGACCTCTTAATCGCCGCAGTGCATACGCACAACACCACAGCCGTCACACCTCCACCCGGATGGACCCTGATAGCATCCAGGGCATTCGGAGCCGCGAATGATCGCGGCGTATTCCTCTACTGGAAAATGGCAGTCGAAAACGAATCGGCGGCAACGTGGACTTGGCCCGTCGCAAACAACCGCAGCGCGTGCTCGATGGCGGCCTACTACGGAGGGATTGTTGGCACACCGATCGAATCGTACGCCAACATCCCGTACGGCACAAACGATCAGATTATCCGCGGTGGGAGCATTACCGGAACCGGAGATCGATGGCTGTTATTTGTGGGAAGTACCGTCATTGCCGGGTCAAACAACAATGCCATTACCCCGCCGACGGATTGGGTGGAAGATTTCGAGGGGTATACCAATAGTCGGAGGCACGGTTATTTTGCGCGGACGTGTCTGTCGTTAAACGGTTCGGCTGGACCATTTGACGCCACTCTTAACGTGAGTACGCCTGAGAAGCATGCCATGGTGTTGGTGCTGGCTAACGGCGGAGTATCTTGTAGCGGTGGGGGTGGCGGGGGCAGCATGGGGGCAGGCTTACGACGACGATGGTAACCTGGGGATTAACGCCGACAACGCAGCGGGTGGCTGAATGGGTGTTAGCGCGCTGGCCGCAGTTGCGGATCACGTCGGGCAGGCGTTCACTTGATGAGCAGATCCGGGTGATGACACGGAATACGCGCCGGTATGGTCGAGACTGGATTCAACAGACCTATCGCGCGACACCGCTCGTGCGGCGCATTGTCGATGCTGTGGCCGGCGCGACAGATGACGGCCTCGATGCGGCAATTGAGACTGTCATTCGGACGGCTGACGAATCCGAGCAGTATAGCCTCTCGCGACACTTAACGGGACATGCGTTTGATTGTGCCTGGCCGGGAGAAGAGGGAGAGGCTATTGCGATAGCGATCAGAGAGCATCCATGTGTTGAGAAGGTTATCACGCGCGAAGGCGGATTACGGATACTCCACATCCAATGTCGGGAGGAATCATGCTCCGATACGGAATCATCATCGGTCTAAGCTGGCTCATGAGCGTTTTGCCAAGTGAAGCTGTCGTGTTGTTCAGCGATTCATTCGAGTACGTGGCGAATCGGAACAGCAATGTGACATCCGTTTTTAGAGGTGCCGGATGGACGGATATCAAATCATTGAACTCGGACTTTGTAAGCGGGGCGGGGTACCTCTATACAGTTGACGATATGGAGCGAGGCTCGAAAGTCTTAGTATTCGAGGTGGCGTTTCGTGATCAGCCTACTTATCCAACCAGTTGTGTCAGTATCGGATGGTGTCAGACGGATACCTGGCTCGCAATAGACGCCACGCCGAACATCCTCATTCCTGGCGAAGTCTGGATACAATTTTGGATCAAGATTTTGCCAGGAAAGAAAGTGCATACAAGCAAATTTGTTTACCCGTGTCGAACGAACGTGTACCCATGTCGCGCTGTATACAGCGGCGACGATCCGCCGCTCACCGTGTGGCTGGTAGGGATTAGTTCCGATCGCAACGGGATACCGGCTCCCACCGATGGAGCGTTTTACTTTCGGGCATCGAATGTCGAACAGGCTATTGATGCCAATCGCATTGGCGCAACGGTGTTATACGAAAACCTTGTCGATATGCCTGTCACGCCAGGTGCATGGATGCAAGTTCGTATCCATTTTGATATGGACGGCCCGATCGGACGGTACGAGCAGTGGATGCGGACATCATCGGCCAACCCGTGGACGAAGGTGTCGGATTGGCAGGGGGCACGGACGCCGGGTCTGAGCTGGCAAGTCCCCGAAGCCTCGCGCAGCGGTTTGCGAACGCTGAAAGTCTTCACAACGTTCAACACGCCGAATTTTTCTCAGTGGACCACGCCGGAGTGTCCAAACCATACTGATCCGTGTTTTCTTGATATTATGGCAGTTCGCGTCCCGGAATATGAAGCCACGTTTTACTTGGACGACGTGATTTTTGCCACAGAGGAGCAGGATCTAAATCCGCCGATCCCGATTGAGCCGAATACGCGTGGAGCTGTGCGCGGAGCAACCATCACGGGAGCGGTACGGTAAATGATGCCACGAGACACCCTTGACCTGATTCGCGATCGCCTTGATGACCTCAACTACAAATTCAATTTGCTGATAGAGGAACTCCGCGTGCAAGACGAACGAAATCGAGAATACTGGCGCATCGTAGACGGGCTACAGGCGCAACTGCGGCTGATGCGCTGGTTATTGGGCGGTGGGTGGATGACAACCTTACTGATTTGGCTGTATACTGGGGGGGGACCATGAATCCAGACAAGCTGACAACCATCTTAGGCGGGCTCTACGGACTGGATCAGTTGCAGAGTGCAATCACGCAGTTTCTGTCATCGCCATCAGTTGAAAACCTGATTCATGTTGTTGCGGCATGCGCGGTGGTTGGATGGGCCTACTTCACAAATCGACAGGTGTAGGCAGGCGTGTCGTTCTGTGTCTCATGTTGACCGTTCCTCCTGGACAGGTGGCGCGTGTGATCGACGGAGACACTTTGGCGCTGTATCATGTTGGCGTGGGCGGCCTGGAGTATGTGCGAGTTCTTGATGTCGACACGCCGGAGCGCCGACAGCCGGGATGGGCAGAAGCCAGGGCGGCTACTGAAGCCTGGGTTGCTGAAGGGCCGATGACCATGACGCTCTGCCGGCGTGACAAATACGGTCGTTATGTAGGGGTTATTGAGCGCGACGGCGTCAAGCTTGCAGACGTTCTGCGCAAAGGAGGACATGCCAAATGATGGCACTATTGATTCCGCTCTTGTTGCTGCTATCCGGATGTGGACCGTTATTTCGTGGCACCATGCTGGATGGTACGGTCTGTTGGTGGGCCGACGACATCTCGGCGCGGCAACGGGTTGCCAATATCATTGCCATCATGCCGGAGTCGAAGGAAAAAGCCAGCGCGCAAATGGCATTGGAGCTGTCTGGCATGACGGCTGAGAATTTATGTCTATTAGGACGGTCGTTAGAAGGGCAGGTAAAGAAAGGGGGAGGGCATGGGCGACCAGAATCATGATGTACCGATCGAGTCGCAGACAGATGAGGTGCGCAAGGACGCATCGGTCGATCAGCAGGCCGAGAAGGAATCGGACGACCTGCCGCCATCATTGCAGGCAGCAAAGAAGGACCTGAAACAGCCAAAAGGGCGATTTCAGGAACGCATTTCCGAACTGGTCGCGCAGCGAAACGCCATCGAAAAGGAAAATGCCATTCTGCGCGCCAAGTTGGCGGAATTGTCGACCCCGTCAAAGTCGCCGACAGAAGCGAACTCTTACGACGAGTACATTAAGTCTCTGGTCGATCAACAGGTGGCCAAGGCCATTGAGGAACGAACGGCCACCGCGCTGCAACAGCAACGTGCGGCGTATCGCCAGGAACGCCTGACGCGCTTTCAACAGGAGGCTGAAAAAGTGGCGCAGGCGCATGGAGCGGGATTCTGGGACATGATCACTGATCCCACGTTGCCGATTTCGGAGTCCGTGGCGGACGCAGTATTTGAACTGGACGCCAACGGTCCCCTGGTGATGCTCTATCTGTCAACGCATCGCGACGAAGCGGCGCGGATCAGCGCGCTTCCGCCGGCGCGGGCGTCGGTCGAGATCGGCAAGCTGGCGTCAAAGTTAGAACTTGAAAAGTCGTCGCCCACGAAGAATCTACAGGTACAGATTCCTCGTGGTGGCGTTAGTAGGGATTCGCAACCGTCCGACGAGGATGATGTCGAGACCTGGTTGCGGAAAGAATCGGCGCGTATTCGGAGCATGTATCCGAATGCGCGATTTTATGGACGTTAGCGCGGGGCGACAGCGCGCAATCTGTCGCAGTGCGGAGAGCCCGTCCTCCGACATGAGACGGATGAGGAACGGAATCATGCTGGAGCGAGGAAGGTCTCATGGCAAATACGTTGTTAACTCCGGTGCAGGTCACGCGGAAGGCGTTGATGATCCTGCATCAGAAACTGACCTTTACTGGTACCATTAATCGCCAATACGACGACCAATTTGGAAAAACTGGGGCCAAAATTGGCGACACGGTAAAACTGCGCTTGCCGAACCAATATACAGTTGGCACGGGGCAGACGATTACCGTGCAAGACACCATCGAGCAATCGGTCGACCTGGTGGTCGGCACACAGAAACACGTCGCGATGTCGCTCAACACGGCAGAGTTGACGTTGAAGCTCGATGATTTTTCGGAGCGGGTGATCGAACCCGCCATGTCGGTTCTGGCGGCCAACATCGAGTCGGAGGTCTTTCAACTCGTGACGGAGGTGTTTCAGCAGAACGGGACGCCAGGGACGCGCCCGAATACGTTGCTCACGTTTACGGACGCTGGGGCCATTCTGGCTAATGCGCTGGCTCCACAAGCACCTCGTTGTGTACAAGTGTCTCCGATGACAATGGCCGTCATGGTTGACGCCCTCAAAGGGCTCTTCCAGGACAGCCAAGAAATCAGCAAACAGTACCGGGAAGGGCTGATTGGACGATCAGCCGGATTCGATTGGTACCAGAACACCATGGTTCCACGAATCCGCAACGGAAACACTGTGGCCGGATTGACGGTCAGCACGGCCGGTCAAACTGGTGCGACGTTGACTATTAATGGAACTGTCAATGGAAGCACCTTTATAAAGGGGCAGGTGTTTACCTGCGCAGGGGTCAATCGTGTGCATCCGGAAACAAAGGTAGACACGGGGATCCTCCAGCAATTCGTGATTACGCAGGATGTCACAGCGACGGGGACGTCGGTTACATTGCCGATTGCGCCGGCGATTGTGACGACCGGTCCGCAGAAAAACGTGACGGGGAGCCCTGCGGCCGCGGCGGCGCTGACATTCGTTGGTGCGGCGAACGCGAGCTATGAGGTGGGAGTGGCGTACCATCGGGATGCATTTGCCATTGCCTTTGCTGACCTCTATATGCCGAAAGGCATTGACTGGGGGGCGCGCGAAGTCATGGATGGCATCTCGATGCGGATCATCCGCGATTATTCCGTCATGGATGACACCATCCCGACGAGGGTAGACGTCTTTTACGGAATGAAAGCCATTCGGCCTCAGTTAGCTGTTCGAATTGCTGGATGATAAAGCATCAGTACAACTCTGCTCGTCCTCGTGCGGAACTCATGCGCGGTCGCCCTGATGAGCCAGAGTCGTGGCAAGCGATTGCCGTGTATTCCGCCGAGGAAGAGCATCGCTATCGAGAGCGCGGGTGGATCCCGGCAAAAGAATTCATGCGCCGGGTCGCTCGCGCCTCATCCTGGAGTGATGAATGACGACGGTTCGCGACTTGCTGACACGAAGCCTGAAGACGATCCAAGTCTTGGGCACAGGGGAAGCCATGTCGGCGGATGACGCGTCAGATGCGCTCTTTGCACTCAATGCCTTCATTGAACTTGCCAATCTTGATCCGCTCATACCGCCGGCTCACGGAAGTGTGACGATCCCACTGGTTCCCGGTCAATCGAGTTGGACTGTCGGGCCAACGGGAATGATTGTCACAACTCGTCCGGTCTCGATTGTGAGCGGATATGTCCGTCAGACGGACGGAACAGATCGTGTGTTCCAACTCATTGAGCGGATTGACTATGATCGGATTTCGCACAAAACCCTTGGCGGAACCATGACGCGGCTGTACTATGAGCCGACATATCCAAACGGAACCGTCACGCTGGTTCCTCCTGCGACCAGCCAGGATCAGACGCTGGTCTTGACGGTCTTGCGGCCATTGTCTCCTTATACCACACTGGATGATCTCGTTGATCTTCCGCCAGGGTACCAAGCATGGTTGCAATATCGAGTCGCACAGCGGTTAGCGCCGGAGTATGGTGTCCCGTGGACGGCGGAATTGCAGATGTTACTGACTGAGACCGAAGCGGCCATCAAAAGTCGGCAAATCGTTCCCATGCCGATTGCACAATTTGACCAGGCCTTACTGATCAAGGAGTGGCGGCCATCGAACGTCTAGCGATCCCTCTGTTTGGCGTTGGGGAACAAGCTGCTGTGCCGTTTTTAAGCACAGTGGACCGGGTCAATGCCTACGTTGAGCCGTTAGCGACGGGGCGGCAAAGTTTTGCGCTGATCGGTATGCCGGGCATGAAAGTGTTTGCAGCATACGGGGCGCAGCCGGCACGTGCGGCGTTAGTGCGAGAGGGAGAGTTGGACGTGTATCTGATCGCAGGGGATTCCCTGTTTCGATTGAATCCGAGCCTGTCGATCATTACCTTAGGGGCATTCCCAACCTCGTCAGGGGCGGCATGGATTGCTGATGGGGGCGACCAGCTCTTTGTCAATGACGGCATCAAAGCCTACGTCTATACGCGCAGCACGCAGACGATCGCGCCAGTAACTGATCCGAATTATCCGATAAGGGCTCGTGGCGGCCTGTTCGCGATGGGGCGGTTCTGGGTCTACCGCGACGATCGGGTCTATGCCAGCAATGTCTATAACGGGCTGACCTGGAATGCGCTGGATTTTTTCACAGCCGAGGCCGCGCACGATGGTGTCATGTCGGTGGCGTCCATTGGTAACCAATTGGTGGTGTTTGGGCAACGATCGGTCGAATGGTGGGGGCCAACCTCGGCCTCAGATCTTCCGGGCGCGTTAGGATATCGTCCGGTGACGAGTGCGGTCGTCGATATCGGCTTAGCGGCCGAGCGTGGGTGGGCCATCGTGAACGGACGGCTCTTGTTCTTGGCGCGTTCGGTCGGAAGCGACATGATTGCCGAAGTCGTCCCCTATCGAGTCGAGTTAGTGCGTGCACCGCAAATCGAGACATGGTTGGCACAAACATCAATCCATCATGACGCGGTGGCAACCAGTTATACAATCAACGGCCATCCGTTCTGGCAGGTGACATTTCCTCATGGTGGGACGTGGGTGTTAGATGTCAGCATGATGCTGTGGTCGCGGCGGATCAGCGACCGTCGTCCATTCTTTCGCGGATGGTTGGCATTGGCATCGCAGGGGCGGCTCTTGTTCTGTGATGCATTTGACGGGATAATCTGGGAAGTCGATGGGACACGGCAGCATGAGGGGGACGATCCATTAATCTTCGAGGTGACGAGTCATCACCTCTTATCCGGCGGCAAGATGGTCACCTTATCGTCCGTTCAGGTTGATGTCGAGACTGGCATAGGCGAAACCGGGGATCCGGTGGCAATGATTCAGTTATCGAAAGACGGCGGGCGCACATGGGGGCATGAAGCCTTCGTTCCACTCGGTCAGATTGGACAATATCGGCGTCGGGCGACCCGATGGCGTTGTGGGAGTGCACGAGATCTTGCCGTTCGGCTCAGGATTACGGATCCGGTCCCACGCAGGGTCTGTGGGGCCTATGTGATGGTGCAGTACTAATGCGAGTATTAGCCCCTCCACCATTGCGACAGTCACTGCAGGCTGAGCAGGGATATCCGGCAGCTTGGCTCCAATGGTTTGCTGACTTATCGCACCTGGTGTCGGTGATGTCCGGATCAGGACCGTCGTCACAGCGTCCGGCTCCTCCGCCGTTTATCGGGTATCAGTATTTTGATACCACCTTGGGGAAACCGATTTGGGCGAAAACCGCGTCGCAGTGGGTTGATGCCACAGGGGCGCCTGTCCCATAAGGAGGGGATGATGATACCTGAACCGACGGTTGAACGTCCATTTACCCCCGAAGAACGTCCGGTCGAGCGCATCACCATTGTGGACAATGCGGGGATTTATGTGCGCGAGATCTATTGTCCGGCAATGTATTCATTGATTCCGCAACATGTGCATCCCTATGCTCATGTGACCGTTGTCGGATCGGGGACTGTCCGTCTCTGGCGAGACGGACATGATCAGGGCGTCTTTCAAGCCGGGTCGGTCATTGATATTCCGAAAGGCGTCGAGCACAAATTTTTAACTCTTGAGCCACACACTCGGCTCTTCTGCATTCATCAGGTCGACCTGGCGTTACGCACCTGGGGGAGGTCATAACGATGCCGATTGGAATGGCGCTGGCCGGCATTGGCTCTATTGCTGGATCGGTACTCGGGGGGATGTTTGGATCCAAGGGGGCGAAGCGTGACACGGCCGCCATGCTTGAGGCGGTCGCGCTCGATCGCGCACGGTTTCAAGAGGCCGTCAAGCGCTACAACGCATTGGCGGCGGAATTACAACCCTATCAACAGTTTGGACGCGACCGCCTGACGGATTTCGGCGCAATCCTTACGCAAGATCCATTAGTGTATCGCGACCCAGGCTACGACTTTCGTTTTCGAGAAGGATTGCGAGGTCTGGAAGGTGCCGCCGCATCCAGTGGGGTGCTGAAGAGTGGAGACACCTTGCGCGCGTTGACGCGTTACGGGCAAGAGATGGGGGCAACGGAATACGGCAACGCATTCAATCGGTATCTCTTGCGACTTGATCAGTTACGGTCAGCCGCCCAACTTGGGCCGCAAGCGTTGAGTATCTTGTCTGGAGCGCAAGCCAATCTCAATGCGACCGGCCAGCAATCTGCAGAAAACATTGGGCTACAGCTCTATCGTGCCGCGCCTGGGACGTCGGATCGAGTGTGGGGGAATACGATTGCCGGCATTGGCGGCATGATTGGAAACATGATTGCTGAGCGATTCGGTGGAGCAAAACGATCATGAATCCGTGGGAAGCCGTCCAGTTCGGTCAACTCGCACACAATGAGCTCGCGCGAGCCTGGGCGAGAGGACGAGAGCGAGCGGACGATGAGGCGTTTCGTCGTGCTGCGGCTCTCATGGCTGATGAACCCTATTATCCTGGATTTCCCGGCGTCGAGCGACCGAATTACCTCCGCGAGCTCTTTCGACAGAATCCAGTCGCGGCCATACAATTGGAAGATCGATTAATGGCTCCGCTGATCGCCGAACGAAACGTGCGGTTCGAAGGCGAAAAAGAGCGCGCGAAGCGCATGGCGGACCTGGAAGTCGCCAATGCGTTACTCGCACAACTGAGCGGCGCGGGGGAGGCCGATCCGACCACAGCAACTTCACTTGCATTCGGTCCGGGCGGTGTCCAGATCAAGCGAGAACAGATGTCGAACTTAGCCGCGGAACACCTGCGGAAGCAGATGGAGATCGATCAAGGTAAGTTCGACCTCCAGAAGAAGCAGATGGAGATCGATCAAGGTAAGTTCGACCTCCAGAAGGAGCAGAAGTTGCAGCAAGAGCAACGGGACGCATTCGATCGGTGGCGAGCACTCCAGGAAGCCATCGTGAATGTTCAGCGAATGCGCACCGAGCGGCTGATGAGCGAGCAGGACGCACAAAGCCAGTTGGCTAGCCTACAGGAGCAGGCTCAGCAAGCCAAACAGGCCTATGATCTCCTGACAGGCAAGCAAACAACGGTCGTCCCTCAAGCCAATCCGATCCTACCGCAGAACCTTCATGGAGCGGCGGGGCATCCCCGCCGGGCGGATCTCGGCTTGAACGAAAAAGAGCAGGCTGAGCTGGAATCGGCAATGCGCAAACAAAAACAAGAGCTGGACCTCAAGGACATCCAGCAGGCGCGAGAAGCCGCGAGGAAGATCAACCAATTCCGCCAACCTCTGGCGCAACTGTTCGAGCTCGTCAATAAGCGCGCACTGGGCAATCCGGCCAGAGCGGCATTGCCATTAGGGGAATATACGCTTACGGCAATCGACTCGGATTACGCCAAGCTTAAGAACCTGAATGAGATTCTCACGAATATGTTCTCTGCGCCGGGGCAATCTCAGTTGATGAATACCATTGTCGAACGCCAGATGCAGGCGGCCCAGGTGCCGCACATCTTTGGCGATCCCAATCAAAATCGGATCAATGCGGCGATCCTGCGTTCGAACATGGAGCACCTCGAGCGTTTTCCGGGATTCCTCGAGAAATGGATGAAGCGCTACAAATCGCTTGACGGAGCAACGGACGCTTGGATCGAATACACGGAACATAATCGATTGTACCGATGGGATACCTCCCCGCGTGGCGAAGTCAAAGTCTCGCCGAACCCCAAGGTGATCCCCATCGATCGATGGTTGTTCTTGAAAGAGAAGGGCGACTTGAAGGTTATTAACGGCAAAGTCCTTATCCGCGTGAAGCCGAACGAATGGGAGGAGCATGGGTAGGCGATACACCGACGAAGAAGTCGCTCGGATGGAGCAGGAAGCCATTCGGCAAGGGATGGCGCCGGAGGCCGCGCAAGCTGCTGCCGAAGAAGCCGTCGTGGCTGATTCGTTACTCGGTGACTTTAGTCGCGGGGCATTGTCGTCGCTGGCACGAACGGCCCTCGGTCTCGAGCAGGGCGCGGCTTATCTCAGTGGACGTGACACGTGGCGAGCCGACGTGCAGCGCAGGTTGGCGGAGATCGAATCGCCACGCACGGCAGCCGAGCAACTAGGTTCCGTCGTCGGCACCGCTGCGCAATTCGTCGTCCCGCAACTCGCGGCGCCACGGATGGCCCTTCATCCGATCGTGCGCGCCATCGTCGGGCAACCGGGATCGATTCGGCGTGGGGCAGCAATCGGCGCGACGTACGAAGGCACTCAGCCGATTCGCGACCTGCCGGATCTGTCAACGGATTCCTATACCACCAACAAGCTGCTCCAGATATTGGGCGGCGCAGCTGTCGGTGGGCTATCCGGCGCAGCGGCGAATTACCTAACCCGTGTCGGAGTCCCGATCCCTCCGGAGCGACGCAAGCTCGTGGCGAATGCCGAGCGGTTGGGAATTCCCCTGACGCCCGCGCAACGCACGGGCGATGTCACCTTACAGCAAATCGAGGAAGGGCTCGCTGCGCGCCCGGGCAGCGCCAAGGCCATCTGGGATTTGCGCGAACAGCAAAAGCGAGTGCTGGACCGCAAGGCGGCAGAAGCGATCGGATCATCGGCACCCGCGCCGACTGAGAATGTGCTCGCGGAGCGGGCCGCAAAAGCACGCGAGGCTTATCAGGTGATTGCGCAGATACCGATGATGAAGCCGGATAAGACCATCTCGCGCGCACTCGACACGTTCATTGCAGCGCAGGGGAAGCGCGCTATCGGATCGCCCGATGCGGCGGCGGTCGCTAAGCGCGTGCAAGAAGCGTTGCCCACCTACACCGGAGACATGGCCTTACAGGATTGGCAAGGCATTCGTGATTTGGCCACCGCGGCTCGACGACGCGGGGACGTCGCGACGGCTCAACAGCTCACAGAGCTCTCCGGCATCATGGAGGACTGGATTGCCCGGCATGTCCCGAAAGAAGCGATGGACAAGCTCGCTGAAGCTCGACAGTTGTATGCGCGCATTCACGAGCTGGAGGCGGTCACCGACCCGCTCACCGGTCGGGTGAGTGCGGCTCGCCTCTTATCGCAAGAAGCGCGGATTCGCAAACCGCATACGGGAAGAGCGATTTCTGACCCTTCATGGGCCGATATGATGGCCGCCGCGCAAGTGATCCGACAGACGGTGCCCTATATCGGTTCGTCGGGCACGGCAGAACGTATTGCGGGGCAACAGATTGTGGAGGGGATGGGCGGTCCCTTTGCAGCGATTCGCACGGCTATTCCTGTCATCAAGAACGCATTGGCGGCACAGTATTATCTGCGCGCAATGGCAGAACCTGGCATGCTGGCCGCCCGGCTGACGCCGTCGCAAAACATGTATGTCCGTCGCCTCATTCCTGCGGCGGTCATTGCCGGAACGGAGAATCCATAGCATGGGATGGCGATTATCACCAGTTGGCAATACGCAGTGGTTAACGCCTAATGGGCAACCCTATGTAGGAGCCAAACTCTTTACGTACCAGGCCGGCACGTCAACCAAAGTCTCCGTCGCAACGTCGGCGAACGGAACGGCCTTCCACACGAACCCGATCATCCTGAATGCGATCGGGATGCCTCCGACGCCGATTTACATTGACGCGACCAGAGCCTATAAGTTTGTCTATGCGCCGCCACACGATACAGATCCCCCCACATCACCGATCTATACCATCGACGAGATTTTACTGGAGGATGTGTCGTCAACGCTGACACAGGAATGGCTCACGCCACACACGGTGTCTTATGTCAATGCCACGACAGTAGCCATCGCCGGCGACGTTCGCGAACTCTACCATGTCGGACGGCGAGTCAAATTAACAGCACTCACCACGTCGGTGTATGCCACCATCATCAACAGCACCTACAATGCAATCAACACGGTGCTCACGCTCTCGGTCGACGCCGATGGCGTGGTACCGACCACGGTCTCGATGATCGCGCCCGCATTGCTCTCTGCATCGGGGTCGAGCTGGCCTGGGGGATATAGTGACGGAGTGCATCCGGTCATGATCGGGCTCCCAACCGTCAAGTCAGCCGCACCAGGTTACCGCATGATCCATACGAGCGGAGACTGGAAGTTAGGCATCGAGAATGGGTACCCCATCGGATACCGCAACACCGGCAATGAGGCGTCCCCCGTCTGGACCCAGGAGCAAGTCTTTGTGCCCACAGGAAGCATCCTCCCGTACGGACATCACAACACTGTGCCGGCTGGATGGTTGCTCTGCGACGGGCAAGAGGTCTCTCGCGTCACCTACGCCAGACTCTTTGCCGTCATTGGCGTCGCCTATGGCCCCGGAGACGGATCCAGTACGTTCAATGTGCCGGACTTGCGAGGGCGATTCCCGTTAGGGATTGACGGCACCGCCAATCGTGTGACCTCCGCATCCGTGGGGGGCAGCAATGCCGACACGATGGGGGGAACGGGCGGGGCTGAGGTGCATCTCCTCCAAGTCAGTGAGATGCCGTCCCATACGCATCGCTTTCTGCGTAACGGAACGCCGGTCACGACGTTTACGGTCAAATCCCACGACATAGGGACAGGCGCGGTCAGCGGAGATGGGGCGCAATATTACACGATCGGCATGGAAGCGACAGGTGGTGGATTGGCGCATAACACGATGCCACCATGGCAAGTCGTGCAATACATCATCAAGACCTAACCATCTGCACAGTATTCATACCAGTACCGGCCATCTTTCCCGCGACGTTTGATCCAGCCAAGATGGCGCACAATGCGCGCCACTCGGCGTGTCACTCCGGAATGCTGTTGAGAGACAGCAATCGAGAGCATGGCACAGAGTTGATCCATGGAATACGCCACGCCAGGCACTAAGGCCTCCCGAAACGTGTGCATCCAGGGATCCTCAAGTTCCAGATCGGAGGCGATTTGCTCGGCAAGCTGTCGTGATGCTGAATCCAGTTGCCACCAGTTCGGATCAGTCGTGACGCACTGCACGGCTTCCGCAAACAAGGCCTCTCGGGCGGCACAAAACCAATCCAACTGCAGGCGACAGTGGCAATTGATAATTAAGAATCGCCGATAGCCGGCCGGATCGTCAAGGAATCCCAGCTCGGCATCTGTCGTGCCGACCAACACGCATCGCTTCGGGTGAACCTGGGCAATCCGATCGTACGGTCGTCGCCAGGTGTCCGTCGTGGATGTGATGATCGACTTAATCTCACGAATGTTCCGCCGTGAATCAAAGAGCTCTTCGATGTTGACGACCCAGCCGGAGGACATGGCGCTCAAGACGTCCTTCGCATCCGTCATCATGGACGCATAGATCGCTACGTAACGATCACCACCTAAGAGCTCAAAAAACCGGGTTTTCCCAATCCCCTGTGGCCCGCGAATAATGATGCAGTGGTCGAACTTGACCCCAGGGGTCAGGGCGCGCGCCGCAAGACCGCAGAACAACATGCGAAGGACGGAGACCAGATAATCGGAGGGATCCCGAAACACCTGTGCGGCCAGATCGAGCCATCGGGATCGCCCATCCCACTTCAGCGAGCGAAGCCACTCCACAATGGTATTCCGATGGGGGCGTCGTGAGAGAATCGCACTCCTGATCAACTCTTCGGGCACTTCGATGTGCCAACGCTGCGAGAGATACGCCCGGGCGGCATAGAGATCAGCATCGGTCGCCTGCCGACTGCCAATCCAGATATGATCATCCCACGCCTCGATCCACCAATCCTTGAAATAGTCGTCATGCTGCACGATCAGGTCGACATTGTAGACGATCCGCTTCGGACTCCCGGACGGCGTGACGCGCAGCTCCTGTGTCCAGTCCTGTGCAGGCCGAGAGGGAATCGGAACGGTGGGCACCACCCGTCGATGCGACTCAATCCAGGACATCAAGGTCTCTGCCGTACCGTGACGGCCGGCAAGATCGTTCCAGATATCAACGATATCAGCTCTCGGGGGCAGTTCCCCGGTTTCAATGATCGACAGGTCGGCCACAATCCCCTGGATCCGCTCGGCAATATCCGAGCCTGCTCGACGCCCGGGGGCATCAGCATCCGGCCAGATGATGACAGAACGACCGGCCAATGGTTGCCAATCCGTCTTCCCTGTCGCGCTGGCTCCACCCGACCAGGTCACGACGGCCAGACGATCGCCGAGCACGTCAGCCGCCAGATCGGCGCATTTCTCACCCTCGACCACCAGCACAGGCCTCGTCTGCGGAGCGGCAAGCAACTGTGGTAAGCGATAGAGCGGCCGTCGTTCGGGCAGTCCGGTTTTGCTCCAGGCATATCCGTCCCAGACCCAAGGGCGATAGGTCTTGGACGCTCGCGAATTCCCATAACGCGCCACAACAAACGCCAGGGATCCATCTCCCCATCGGTACTCATGCAGCAGGAATGGGCTGCCCCATTCAGGGAGTGCAAAGGTCTCCGGCGTATAAATGGGAACGTCTATCGGCTTTGAGGGCGCCGTCACCGGCTGTGCGCACACCGTCTCGGCAAAGGAGGGGTCGTCCATGATCGTCTGGGCCAGCAAACATGCGTCGACTTGCGACACGTCCAGCATGGCCGCCAATAGGCTGGTCAGATCCGGCCCTTTCTGCCCAGTTGCGAAATCCGACCAGACACCGGTCTCCAGATTGATCGCCAATGATTGGCCAGGCTCCCCAGCCAGATTGCCGACACGAAACTCGCGTCCGATGACCCGTCCACGCGGGAACAGCCGCGGCAAGATGGACGGCAGTAAGGGCACACTCTCGCGCCGGACTCGCTCGAAATCAGCACTCATGTCCCCGATCCGCCTCGAGTTCCTGTCTGAGCCGCGAGAGCTTCCCTTCGAGATCATTGGTCTCTGCGGTCAGCACATCAGCCACACGCTCAAGATGCGCGTTGGCCATCACGAGCAGCGACTCCAGGTGCCGGACTCGAGCGATCAGTGTGCGCATGTGTTCAGCGAGTTGTGCATTCATGAATCCCTCCCATTATGCCCATTATGCCAATCAAGACCATCATGATCAGGCTCCCGCATGCCACCCCCACCCAAAACAGCGGATGATCAATGACCATCCACCGGCGACGATGCTGGAGTTGCTTCACCCACCTCCGACGGGCCTGCATGGCCAAAATGATATCCTGTCCGATTAATTTGTCCATGTTCCCCTCCATTCATTCGCCGACACCAGGTGCGATACGTCATTGCCACCACAATGGTCCGTGACCGAGGTAAGGCGATCATCACGCATCCGTCCTTCCCGACTCGTCGGCCTTCCTGCTCGATGCGGACGGCCAACTGAACCAACTGCGCTAAGGAGCAGGCCTGCACTCGCTTCGTCTGGATGACCCACGTCGGCGTTTCCACGTCCACAAAACCGCCGCTATTCGCCCAATAGCGCCGACCACCGACCTGCTTAGCCACTAAGCGTTCAAAGGCCTTCCCCCTCCGCTGCGCGCGCGCGCTCACGATGCCTCCTTCCCTGGCCGCATCCGAAAGACGCGCGCCCCCGTCGTCTGCACAACCCGACAGCACGCGGCATAGGCTTCCGGATACTGCTGGAGTCGTTCCTCATCCACAATGGTCTTGGTCGTGGATCTCCCATGCTTCCAGGTGACGCTCCCCCATCCCGGGATCGTCGCCACACTGGCATCCTGCATGGCCAGTTGAAACCAGGCCTTTCGTTTCTCAATTTCCTCCTCCGCCTGCTTCGCTGCAGCTTTCCACTCCTCCAATTCCTGCGCAATGCGCAGGGCTTCCGGCGTATCCAGTACAACAGTCCGCCCGGAGTCTTTCGGGTACAGCCGAGCCAACACGTCAGTACTCACATTGTCATCCGGAGGGTGTCCGGACTGCACACACTCCCAAAACGAAGCTTCCAATTCGATCAGTCCTCGAATCAGCTCATCATCCCGCTCGATATCTGAGCAAAACAGCCGCGTGCCACCGATCAGAATGGCCACAGCCCCCCACGTCGCGCCAACGGTCGACATGGCCACCGCGATGCCATGCTGCAACTGGACATACACCTCGTCAGGGACGTCCGCGAGGGAGTAAATCTGCGCGCCATGTGGCGTGCTGTAGTTCTTGATCTCCAGCACCCCGACCCCCTTGCGGGGGTCATCGATCAGTCGATCCACGTTCACTCCCATCCATGCATACTGCGGATGGATCAAGGTGTCGTGCTGCCGAAGGGCTCTCCCGGTCCGGTAGGTATACAGTTCGGCAATCGCTGACTCGATGATCGCGCCGATCTCCATCGCCTCCGTCACATCAGGCGATATCGTCAACTCGCCGCGTTTTTCGTGGTACAACTCGCGCCGAGTTTTATAGGGGCTGATGCCCATGACGACCGGCGCATCACTCCCACCCAAAAACTGCTGTCGTCGCCGTTTCTGTTCTTCTGTAATCATATCAACCTCCCTCCCCAATGTCCGTGCTGCGGATCGGCGTTAACGCCGTCGCCACCACTGGGGTGCATGTACAATCTAACGTGACCTCGACCACATGCTTGTCCCGCATATACCGCATGGCATCAGACAAGAGCTCCTTTTGCATAAAATAGACCGTCACGCCATTCCCATTCATGCGATCTCGTATTGCGAGCGTTGCCATTCGGTCACCGATCGCCGGGGCGACGCGCACAATGGTCCCCGTCACATACTGTTTTTCCGGCTTGGGAGCAGCCGGAGCCTTTTCCGGCTTGGGAGCAGCCGGAGCCTTTTCCGGCTTGGGAACAGATGCTGAGAGATCCGCTTCCGCATCATCGTCGCTTCCTGCCATGGCCAACTTGAGGTAGGCGTACTTTGTCGCCCCAGTGATGGCCTTGTACAGGGACTTGTCGTATTGATCCGCCCCTTCCCCCACCATCTTCAGTTCACAGATCTCACCAGACTCCGGATCGACCAGCGTGAACTTGACGGTCGCAATGGTGTGGACGGCCTTCCCGCTTTCCATATGTCTCTCAATGGACTCAACCGATGGGATGCAGCACAGCCCCACTTTTACGAAGGCTTTTCGGACGACATCCGCTGCATCTTGTTCCCGTACATAGGAGTACCCATACCGCTCATTGGTCCCTAAGCGCGGCATCGGTTCCATGAGGCTCCACGCCGCGATTAATTTCTTCGCAATCTGCTTCATGATTCCTCCTGTCCAGCATCACGCTTCTTGTCCAGAAACACGACATGTTCCACAAGAATGGTGACCTTCTCTCTCCGTTGCCCATCTTTTTTCCATCGATCTTGTTGCAAGCTCCCCTGGATGACCAAAGGGGAGCCCTTCCGAACGAAGCTGGCTACCAGCTCGGCTGTCTTGCCATAGGCTCGACAACCAAAAAATCCTACATCTTTCTCCTCTTTTCCGGTATTGACGGCCACTGACCAGTTAGCCACGACCGTTCCGCTCGGCAAATATGATGCCTGTGGGTCATCGACGACCCGCCCGACGACTACGCATGACGTCATGCCTCTCATGTATCCCCCCTTGTGGTTCCGGCAGTTGCCCCGCTCCCAGTAGGGCGTAACCCGCAATATCCACCCAATGATCTTTGTGGCTGGCATCGCCGCAAATAATCCGCGCCATCTTCGTGATGATCATATCGAGCGCCTCTGCTTGCGCCGGCGGCAAGGTACGCTCGTTCCGCCAGCGCGCCTTCCACTCCGCAGCCAAGCTCGACACCGCCTTCCATGACCCATGACTTTTTTCACGCTCATGCAGTATGTTCATGTCCGTCCTTTCTTCTCCTCGTCGACCAGAGAACGAATGGCAATATAGGCTTTCCACGACTTGACGGGATCAAGCTGCTGGAGTAACTGCTCCAACTCTTGCTTCGCCAGCCGCCCGTCGCGCTCGATGGCTTGCATCAGCGCCTCCGATATCATCCGCTCCGCCTCTCTGGTAATATAGGCCACAATCCGCTCGCGGCCTACCTGCTGCATGCGGACATTGAGCCGGTCACGCTCACTCTCTGTCAGCGTGATGAGCACCTGTCCGCCATCATCTTGGATGTCAACCGTGATCATCGATCATCTCCCCTCCTTTCTTTCAAGTCCGTGCCCGGTATGCACGCCTAACGTTCATGCTCGATAACCAATTTGTCCACCGTTGTCCATATTTTCGTGAGCAGTTCTCTACCGTCGCCATCACGCCACCCAGTGTCGGGGCGATGGTGTTGGCCTGTTCGCGCCAGCGGTCAGCGCCGCGCCAGCCGTTTGCCTTCATCAGATCATGCAGCAGCTCGCCAACGGTCGGCGGCTCAGTTTTGAGCGGTTCCGGCCATGAGAACCCCGAGGCCAAGTCTTTGCGGATGCCGACGAACACCACACGCGGCCGGAGCTGGGAAACGCCGTACCGAGTCGTCCACACACGAATCACAACAACCCCTTGAATTGAATCACGTTTGGGGAGCAGGGAAGCTGGGTCATCGTACACCTGTCGGCTTGTCACGACGTAAATTTCCGATTGGGCTTTGGCGAGATGAAAGGCCAGATCACTTAACAACTGGCTTGTAGCCGAATGGTCGGGGTGAAAATACCGATTGACAAAGACAATCTTCAT